TCATAATATTTCCGTAAGAGATTACGTCAGCAAAATCATTGATAATCACAATGCTCAGGTAGAAACTCGTAAGCAGTTCGCGCTCGGCCGGGTGACCGTAACTGATCCGAATGATTCGCTGTATCGTTACGCGAATTGGGAAACATCAAGGGACACCTTGAAGAAAAAGTTGGTTGAACGTCTCGGCGGCCATCTTGTGGTACGCAAAGAAGATGGCATAAGATATCTTGATTATCTGAGCGATACAGATTTCTACCGCCAAAACACGCAGGAAATTCGTTTCGGGAAAAATCTGCTGGACTACTCCGAAAACATGGATGCATCAGACCTGGTTACCTGTGTTATCCCACTGGGAGCCACGCAGGAAGAATCCAGCATAGAGGGACTGGATGAAAGGTTGACTATCAGCTCCGTAAATGGCGGAGTTGACTATGTTTCGGATAGTGATGCGGTTGCAGCTTACGGAAAAATCTATAAGACGGTCACCTGGGACGATGTGACGGTTCCGGCCAACCTGCTGCGGAAGGGAAAAGAGTACCTGAAAAGCACACAGTTTGAAAACATGGTGCTTAACCTGAAAGCGATTGATCTGAACTTGACAGATGCAGAAGTGCAGGAATTTGAGGTGGGTGATCTCATCCATTGTGTGTCGCCTCCACATGGACTTGACAGCAATATACCATTATCCAGCATCACTGTATATCTTACAGATTTTGCGAAAAATACGGTTACTCTCGGTACGGAAAAAACGAACAGCACCTATACGTCGTCAAACGCCGAGAAAGCAAGCCAACTGGACGAGACGATAAAATCTATACCAGGCAAGCGAGAAATCCTCCAGGAGGCGTTACGGAACGCTACAGACCTCATGAACGACATGACGAAGAGCGGCTATGCAATCCACGAAAAAAATGAGTTCATTGTGGCGGATGCACCCGGTGCAAAAACAGCAACGAACTTGTGGCGATGGGGATTGGGCGGACTTGCTCATTACAGTCAGGGATATGATGGCCCGATTGATGGGGTTGCCCTCACAATGGATGGAAAAATCAACGGCGGAATGCTGATGGTTCAGTCGGTTACGGCTGAAAAGATTGATGTCGAGTATACGAAATCAATAGAAGATTCCATTTCTGAAGCGGAATCCAGTGCCAATAAATACACAGACTCTCAGAAGGATCTGTTAAAACAGGAAGTCGGTACCGCAATCAAAAACACCGAAAACAGCATTGTATTGTCGGCATCCTCCCTGAAGGAATACGTTTCCAGAAAAAATTATATTGTCAATGGTGAACAGGAAACCCTGGCCATTGGCAATTTTTCAATTTCTGGAACCGGGGCAAATGCAAAGCTGGAACTTACAGAGTTCCTGAATATGAAGTGCCTAAAGGTCAGTTTCTCTGCATCATCAACGGTGCAGATCAAACAGTCCGTCGGAACTCTCGAACCGAGTACCTATACGATATGCTGTGATGCGGCTTTCGAGGATGGAAAACAGCCAGCAAACCTGCAGGTTGGATTTTCTGATTCTGCCGCGACGAATGATCTGTCATCTTATTCTCCGGGAACTTTCCGGGTGTTCAAACATAGCGTGAAAACATCGGAAGAAAAAGAAAAAACGGTTGCAATTACGGTCCGTGGAACTTCCGGGACGGCGCTGTACCTGACGAACATTCGCTGCCTAGAAGATCTGGCAGAGATCGTTGATAATGTAAACTCGAGCCTAAAGATTGAGATTGATAATGTGGCAATCAACGTTGATAAGAAATTTCGGGATTATTCGACGACGGAAGAAACGTCGTCCATGATCCAGACGAAAATTAATGAAATCAATCTTGCAATAAGCAATGCATACGCCACAAAAGACCAGCTCACTGATAAGTACAAAGATGCCATTGCCGCGGCCGAAAAGGCTGCAGGTTTGGCAGAGAAGAATGCCAAAGATGATACGACCAACAGGCTGAAAAGTTATTCGACCACGGTACAGATGAATTCCGCAATCAAAGTTGCGACCGATGCTATCACTCTCGGAGTGAGCCAGACATACGTTACTCAAAAGACGTATGAGGTCGGCATTTCAAACGCCGCGGACGATGCCAAGAAAAAGGCGGATGCCGCAGAGAAGAATGCCAAAGACGATACGATCAACAGGCTGAAAAGTTATTCGACTACGGTACAGATGAATTCCGCGATTAAAGTTGCAACTGATGGGATAACATCCAATGTCAGTAAAACGTACGTCACCCAAACGACATATGAGTCCGGAATTTCTTCAGCAAAAGATGATGCGACCAAAAAAGCGAACACTGCTGAGAAAAATGCTAAAGATGCTACGGCGAACAGCCTAAAAAGTTATTCTACGACCGAACAAATGAATTCAGCCATTAAGCAAAAAGCTGATTCGATCGAAACAGAAGTTTCAAAAAAAGTCGGAAGCACTGAAATTATTTCAAAAATAAATCAATCACCAGAAAGCGTAGCAATAAATGCATCGAAGATAAGCCTGAACGGAGCGGTAACTGCTAATTCTAATTTCAAAATCAACACAGACGGTTCAGCGGAAACGAAAGCGTTGAAAATTACTGGAGGATCGCTTGAAATTGGTGGAAATTGTGAAATAACAAGAAAAGGTGATGTGTTCGCCATGTCACCCAACTTCGTTTCTGGTATGTATCTCAGCAACGAAGTTAGCATAGGAGTAGATCTATCGCAAAAAAGCTACTCTATGATAATGGGATATGTCGGAAAAGATGTTTTTGTTGGAGAATCTACATCTACGCTACGAGGGTATGGTTTTACAGCCAACAACGATATTTATGCGTATGGAAAACTCGGATGCATGGGAGAAAAAACAAGAATAATCCATACAGATGATGGACGTAATGCTGAGATGTATGCATACGAAACAGCATCTCCAACTTTCGGCGACATTGGAACAGGAAAAATTGATAATGATGGCTATTGCTATGTGTACCTTGAAAACGATTTTCTGGCGACAATAGAAAAAAATATGAAGTATCATGTGACACTTACTGCAAAAGGTCCCGGAGAATTGTATGTCAAATCAACAAATGAAAATGATGGTTATTTTTTGGTAAAAGGTACGCCAAAGCTTGAGTTCTATTGGGAAGTACGAGCAAGGCAAAAAGGATGCAGGGATACAAGGATCGAGGAATCCAACATTCCGGAAAAGGAGGATGTAACAGCAGAAGATCAGGAGATGATTAATGAGCAAATAAGAAATCAAGCGATACTGCTGTGCGAGATGGAAAAAGACGAAAATGAAGTGCGGGATGAGCAAAGTAACTTGATCG